TCTGTGATCGTGTATTCATCGCCTTTGCTACCTTTCACAACCCATGTACGACCTTCGGGCTCGGGCTCTTTCAGCCCAGTTTTAAACTGTACAGGATTGATCACAAACTTGCGACCACGCACGTCAATCCTGATGGGATTTTTAAACGTCCGGATTTCACCTTGCCCTGCATGTGAGCGGAAAGCATACATCTTGGTCTTGGAGTCGTCCAGCAAGTAAATGCCGTTAGGCACAGAATCTTTCCAATCAGTTGTTTCAGCAAACCATTTCATTCTTCGTCCTCAATGCCAAAATGGCGTCTGACTGCCCGGCTGGTGTTCCAACCTATGCCTTGAAATAGATTTCGTTCAATCACTGTAGCGCATTCTTCTACAATCAACTCGGCGAACTTTTCAAAAATCTGTTCACGACTGGGTTCAACATGAACTTCCCAATCCGATCCTGATTGTTTCTGGGCTTGATATTCTGCCCGTTCGATAAGTGATTTAATTCGTTCGTTCATTTTGCCATGATCCTTGCCAACACTTCGCGGGCCGCGGCAAGATCTTCCACAGGCCAGGTTGAATATTTTTGAGTCCAAGTAATGTTGTACAGTTTCATTTTATTTCTCCAAGGCGTAGGGTTTGTCCCATGTGCCAATGTTGATGTCGATATAGTGTGAGCGATGGAAGTAATCAGTTTGGGCATCTGAATGGTCAAAGAAGTCTGGACCTTTCATGGCCGCAATCATTTCCATCAGGAACAGATTAGCCTTGCCGCTGTAGTGTTCATGAGCCCAATAAGTGTTCACATCCAGGCTACGATTCTTGCGGATATAAGCAACTTGGTCCTCAGACATCTTGTTGCCGTAGTGCTTGGCAGCATCTGTTTCGATGTAGTTTTCAATGAAGTCAATGCTGCCTTGGCGTATGTTCAGCACCAAGGTGCTGTGATGGCGCACTGCAATACTGGCTTTGATGCCGTACTTTTTGCAGATTGCCTTGATAGTAGGTGCCAATTTTGCCTTCATGTCCTGGGAAACGTATGCCATTTTGAACTCCTGTTTGTTGCTGTCTATGTGTATATTATAGCAAATTGGCTAATTTTAGTCAACCAAAAAGTTCTGGGCAAAAAGTAATACTTTATTAGTAGAAACCATGAGTCTCATGGTAAATACTGAGAAGGAAAAACACACCATGTTCAACGCCATTTTACGACAGTTTACCCAACTGTTCTCCCCTAACTATCAGTCTAATTTAGAGCAGTACATATCTGCACACCGTCCTACTTCTGTAGCCGAAGTGGAATATCTAGAGCGTCAGTATTCTAGAATGAATTGCGGAGGCTTGATATGAAACAGTTTTTTACAGCCATCTGGGATTTTTTACAGGACATAGGCGAAGCTAGATATCAAAGCCGGGCTCGCAGTGGCACCTGGGATCATTGATAAATCCAGCCCAAATCCTGTATGCGATGCATCCATCTAAATACAGGAACATCAAAATTCAGACGCCAAGAACCGTTCCATCCCATGTAATTACAAGCAGGTAGTGCCGCTGCTGGTAGTGGTTGTTGCTGACTGTGCCATGGTTCGGGATACTTAGGGCTATACACACCATGCCATACAAATTTGGGATCTGATATTCCAAAAAATTCAATACTGTCCACTATCACAGCCATGCTATGATCTAGGTCAGGTTTGTTGTAAAACTCAATTTCCAACCATCCCGAGTCTGCAACAAATTCCAGCTGTATTTTTTCAGTTTGCTGTAGTACATGTGTGACAGAATATCCTGGCACTGATATACGTACTTCGGGGGCAGTAACTCCAATTTTTGGGATCAGCGTCACTGCTGCCTGTACTAGATACTCAGTAACCATACTGATCCCATACCGCGGTCAGCTCAGGATACAACTGTCTGGCATCAAGGTGATAAATCTTGTCCCACTTTTTGCAATGTTTCACAAGTTGGTCACGCAGTTGCTCCACATCATGTGGTGCTGGCTGTGATAACATGTTTATACACATTTGTGCTTGTTGCTTGACAACCAACTGATAATTGTTGGGGTCACTGGCATTGTAATCCAGGACCATGTTAACTGAATCAAGATCCTGCAATATGTTGTGATATTGTACTATGTACTGCTGTTTCACTTCCTGAGGCAATACCGTTGCATCTAAAAATCGTGGGGTGTTGACTTGTAGCCCTTTCACTGTCAATTTATTCTGCAAAGCATACTTCAGCAGACCAGCATAGTAGCCAATGGTCAATGCACTGATGGCTGGGCGCAACGACACTGTGATATTGGTGCCATTACATACCTCCAAATAATGATCAATGTTGCGCAAAACTTGTGCAGTATCAGTGCCTTGCCGTTGATATGTGTTGTGATCATCCACAGTCTCTATGCTGACTTCTATGCCCACACGACGAAATTTAGATAGTTTGGCCAATAACTCGGAACGGAACACAGTACCGTTGGTTACAAAACTAAAACACGTTTCGAATCTCTGATGTGCGATCAAGGTATCCACAATATCTTCAAATCGATCAGTCAGCAGTGTTTCACCGCCCATGAAATGAATGTTGTTAAGGCCGGGTATAGCTAACAATTGTTGTTTGAAATTGTTCCACACTGTAGTATCAAGTGTCCAATCTGATCTCACAAACTGTTGGCTAGATTGCATGCCCCATTTGACTTCTTGTACAGCAATACGGCTTGAGGCCTGCGCATTACACATTTTACAGGCCAAGTTGCAGTAGTTTCCAAGGTCAATGTGTATGTCTATAGGTTGTGTAGAAGTAAATCCCGACTCATCAAAGTGCTCGCGACTCGGACTTTGTTCAAAACTGTATTTGAACGCCTGATTAAAAATCACACTCTTTTGATTGGATTTGTGTCGACGGCTGTTGCCTCCAGAATCTTCTTCAGTATAGCAACGACGACATTCACTCAGTCTGGAATCTTTCAGTATACGTTGTCTAAAATCACGCACTGGTTCTGAATTAAACCATTCTGCAATGGTCATGGTGGCAATGTTGTAGCTGTGATCTGTGTACAGTTTGTGAGCTTCTTGGCAGCAGATGCCCAAGCTGCCATCCCAATAGATGTGCAGCTCGTACCACGGTGTATTGCAGAATACGCCGGCGTTAGACACGTTTCTCCACAACTTTATCTGCTAGGCCAAACGCCACTGCTTGTTCAGCACTAAGGAACGTGTCAAACTTCATGGCTTCAAACAGTTCGTCATAGGTCTTGCCTGTGGTGTTGTGCTTGACATACAGCTCAGTAAGACGCTGATTGATACGCTTGCTTTCTTCAAAGGTTCTACGAGCATCTTCAAACTCAAGTTCTTGCACATGGATTGATCCACGTGTGCTGGGGGTACCTGAACTAACGCGGTGAATCATGGTACGGCTTTCGGGCAACACAAAACGTTTGCCAGGTGCGCCTGCCTGTGCCAAAAAACTGCCCATGCTGGCAGCTTGGCCAATAACAATGGTATGAACATCGGGTTTGATAAACTGCATGGTATCGTAGATTGCAAGCCCGGCAGTAACAAGTCCGCCTGGACTGTTTATATATAGCGAAATATCCTTGTCAGAGTCTTCACTTTCGAGGTACAGCATTTGACTCACAATCAAGCTGGCACTGTGTTCGTTGACATCTGTGTCCAACATGATGATACGGTCTTTGAGCAAGCGACTGTAGATGTCATAACTGCGTTCGCCTTTTGAGGTTTGTTCAACAACCATGGGGATCAAACTGGGCATAAATTCTCCTGTGTTAAGTAATGCACTTTGATAAGTATACTATAATTTTCTGGAAAGCACAATGAGAGACCTACTCAATTTAATCGATAACGTACTAACTGAAGCTGCTTTGGCCGCTGCCGAAATACCTGCAAAAAAGATGTCCGCAGTCAAAAATCCCACAACAGGGCAATTGATGACCAGACAAGAGCTGTTTCTCTGGAAAGTCATCAACTCAAGCCCGTTTACTGCACTTGAAAAAGCAGGCGGTGGTGAAGTGACCATTAACCCTGCTGAAGCACCCAATGTCAGAAGCTGGTTATCGCAGGGCATGACAAAACCTATTGTACTGACCACCACCGATGGGGACACTATAAAAAATAATGAATTATTAAAAACAGTAGAATTTGGCAGTAAAGAAGCAGAAGGAATCAAAATCAAAGGTTCGGATGTTTTTGGGTCTGAAGACACTGATGTCAAAGACATGGGCAACAGCATTGAATCCATTATGGCGGCTGGAGGATTTCCGGCCATGGACATGTATGATGCCATTGCCAAAAGCCCGCAAATAAAAACATTGGGCAAAGTGGGCCAAGCTGTGGTAGCAATGGCCAAACAGATTACTCAAGGTGTGGTTCCTACTATACCAGCAGGATTATCTGCACAAGAAATCAAAGCCATAGAATTATATGCTTCCGAATATTTAGGAGTGCTGGGCCTAGTGGCTGGAATCGTGCCGTTCAAACAAGGCAACCGACAAGACTTTGACAACTTCATTGGCACTGATCTTGGATCCATGATCATATATTTTCCCAAGAACGTCAGCAATCCCCTGGCCGACAGCTTTAGTGTTACCAACGACCAAACTGGTCACAGTATCAAGATTTCCAGCAAGGCTGCAGGCAAAGGTGCACCACCCAGTTTGACATCGCTCAAACTACCCAATGACCTCCGCGACAAGTATCCCGAAGCTGCTGAGTTCCTGGACACTGCACAGGACACAGGTATAAGCACATTTGCACAGCCGTTCAAGATGCTGAATGCCATGTACGAAATCAATCCCAATAACGTGCCAGTTCAATATTCACCGCTGTTGCCATTCAGTGACGAACTGATTGCTCAACTAGAGACCACAGTAAAATCAAACAAGCCCGTGCCCAAAAACATCATGTCGGTATTCAACAAACGTCTCACTGACAAAGTTGAAAAGTCAGACAACAGTGACGGTGGCAAGGCCTGGTATGCTGTGACCACCGATATTATCAACGCTGTGAACAAGGGTTCTGCTGTGCCCAATTTGCGTGAGGCCTTGATTGAAAGTCTGGGCTACAACTTTGTGCAATTATACACCAACGTCAAAGGCGGCAAGCTAGTGACTGAAGCATTTTGGCCAGCCAAACTCAAGGGCGAGGTCAAGCTCAAGACCAAAGGGTCAGCTTCTGATCCCAAGAAAGGCAAACTCAGCGTGGAGATTAGCCCGGGCAAAGAAAAAGCCAACATCGAAGTTGGCAGCTCTAAAAAAGCGTCGGTTGGCAAAAACAACTTTGACAGCGACAAAGAAACAGCTGATCTTGATGCAGTAACACAAACGCCAAGACTCAAAGGACCCGGCGCACGAACCGCCAAGTCTGGGGCACAACCCAACATGAGTCCCGAAGTACTGGGACGAAGAGCAAAGATCTAACATGAGATCGCATGAATTTGTACAAGAAATTGAAAGACTGAGCCCAGGCGCATACACCGGTGGCAAAGAAAGTCTCAGCGACAAAACTACCGGCAAGCAAGTTCGTAAATTGCCTGGCGGCAGTGGATTAATCTACAGCATTAGCCAAGGCGGCTATGGCGATATTACCATCAAATTGTGGGATCCAAAAGGTGCAGATTACCTTGCACAAAAAGCTCAAGGTGCAACTCCCAAACCGGTCAAGAGTAGACGTGAAGACAGTTGGGCTTACCAACGCAGAGTAAGAAATTGGCAATTTCAAGAAGCAGGTCTTACAGCACCAGGACAACTGATTGGCAAACTGTCAGTAGAGGGTGTCAGTTACTTCCCATTGCAGAGAGCAGTACAAGTCAGCACTATCACTGTGGACGAAGACTATCGTGGCATGAGCCTGGCCAAAGCCCTGTACGGCATTGTGCTCACAATTCTCAAGCGCCCATTGTTGGCAGGCACAAGTCAAACACCTGGTGGCAGACGCAACTGGGTCAGCTTGGCCAGCATTCCTGGTGTTGAAATGAAGGGCTGGGTATCACTGGACGAAACCGAATTGGATGCTAGTGAACGTGGATGGGATAGAACATCTCCTGCTAAAGTCGAAAAAAACATTGATATCATTATGGGCCAATTAGGCGGTGATCATATTGGCACTGGCCCCAGCGGCGACAAATATTTTGCGTTTGATGTACGTCCCAACGCCACTGGTACCGAGCTGGAAGCAGCGGTCAAAACAAAATTGAGCCGAGTATACGGCAGTAACTACAACTCAGACGCTGGCCTATATGCTGTTTGGGCTGGCTGAGCCTAGCGGGACAATTGGCTGATGTGATCACAGATGCCCAAACGCAAGGCATCATCCGCACCTAGATAAACATCATGCGGTGGCAACAGGTGTTGCTTGATTTCATCTTCACTTAGCCCTGTACAAGTCGTGTAGTGATTGACCATGCGGCGTTGTGTGAGTTCAAACTCTTTAATTGTGGCCAACAGTTCGTGATGTTTTCCATCACTGCCCCAGGCATACTGGTGACTCATGATTGAAGTGTTGGGTGTTAGCGTTCTGCGTCCCGGAGATCCTGCCAAAAAGATCAACAATCCGGCACTGGCAATCTGACCCAGTCCCACAGTCTTTATAAAGATGTTGGAACTACGCATCACATCAATCAGTGCAAATGCCGCGCTCATGTCTCCGCCTTCACTACAGATCATTAGCAAAAGTTCTTTGCGCTTTTTCTTTGCCACAAAGTTTTCGTGCAAAATCCATTCAATTATGGGCTTTATACTTTCATGGTCTACTTCGCCCATAAAAACATACATACCGTTATCGGCAAGTGCTTGTGAATGATTTTGGTCTGATTGAGTTGTGTCTAATGGCATGTTCATAAAAGAGAAAAAGCGGTGTTTTTAGCACCGCTTTTATTTATGGGTAGTTAATCCTGACGTTTTGGTCTTGTGTCCAGTTCACGGAATGCCGCATCACTCTGTGCCTGTACTGCTCGCTGTGCTCGATTTTGATCTCGGCGTTGTTGCATAGGATTGGCTGTGCCAGTGGGCAATGCTATCAGCACATAACTACGGAAACGACTGCCTTCTGCTAGACGTCGAATCTCTACCACTTCAGCACCGGTTACGTCCACAGTTCGGCACATGGAGCGAATTGCAATTGAACTGTTTTCCACACTTTGCTCGCCCACATCTGCCCGAAACATTCGGCTGTTCTTGTCTACTTCACCACCGGCTGCCATACAGATTTTACCAAACGCAATGGTCTTGGCTTTTTCATCTGCCATTGAGAAGTCGCCGCTGACTGCTGTACCGTTGGCATAAACTGCGGCATTGGATTTGGGCAACTCAGTCATCCATTTTGGTGCTTTGTCAACTGCCCGTTCTGCATACTGTTCACGCTTTTGCTCGGCCTCATAGGCTCTGCGGTCATAGGTTTCTTTGGGGGACGAACTGCAAGCAGCCACAAGAGCCACAACAGGAAGCAGGATCAAAAGTTTACGCATGATTGTCTTTCAAAAAGTTAAGATGTGTTATTTTACACGATAAGGGTTAATGATGTCAACCACTACCCAAAGGTTTTGGCTGGTCTGGCAAATGGTGCCGCCAATGGCGTTCACTTGATTTGTAAAGTGCAGACAAGTACTGCCAGGATGGCGACTGTGACTGAATGTTCTGCGTCCATGATTGTACACCGGAAACTCATGGCGCGGAGCCACATAGCCTACAGCAAACTTTGTTTTGACTTCGGGGGTGCCGGGTTCGGCTATGACGCCGTCGTTGCACACCATGGCCTTGCGACTGCTGATCTGCAGACTGCCCAGTTGTTCCAGGATCGAATCTTTGGCCCGTTGTTGAGCCATTCCGCAACTTTCTTCCATACTGCGTCCGTCGGCCC